AAGGGTTCTCCTTATAATATTGTTCCATCGCCGCTTTAACCTCGGCGTCCGTGAGGGGTTTTGATTGTGGTAATGGCATATTATTATCTCCTTGGAAGGGGGATGTCTGCACCGAGAATCCACATCCTCTTTTGCTTGTCCGTTAAGTCTGGCTGTCCCATAATATAGCCAAACGTGACCGGCTTCGTTTTGTCTTCCCCGATGAACTTGTATTGCGGCATATTGCCAATTACAGACATAGCGTACTTGTGGGGAATTTGCACCACCCCACCAAACTCTGCGCTTGGTTGGTCTACACTTTTAAGGAGGGTTACGGGGTCGAGGCTAAAGGCATCAGTTCTACCGGCCCCTGCCGCTTGTAATTGTAACTTGTCAATCACCAGACTTTTAATCGCTGATAGTTTTGCGCGGAACTCCGGCTTCTCATCCTTAACTGTTGGCACAAGTGGGAATAGGTAGGCTGCATCCTTATCAGACAGACGCCCCTCCTCATTCAAGGAGCGCACCAAGTTCCAAGCCGTCACTGATGCGGTTGACCTAAATGACGCTCGCTCAAAGTTAGCATATTTATCTATACCAAAAACTGGCAGAAACTCATCCTTAACTATAGCGTTAAGGCTTGGAATTACGCCCGTCCAATCGTGCTTATCCGATTCATCCAGCAGTTCATCCAGCCTTGTCAGCACCCCTTGGTAAGTCCTTCGTGAGTTTCTTTCCGCAGCGGTTTCCGTGGGTGGTTTTACGCCCGCGCCCACTTCCCCACCCGCCAGTATGCCGGATTCCAAGAAGGCTGCGGCTTGATCTTTGTCTACGAACGCGCCGGTTTCCGATCCTAGCAGCAGGGCAGTGTTTCCAAGGATTGCCTGTTGGTCAGCACCCTCTGCGTGATATGCCTTTCTCAACTTATCGAGTTGAGCCAATACTGGTTTTGGCAATGCGTCCATTTCTTTTTTGAGAGCAATTTTCCTATCGTCCTCTTGCTCGGCCTTTTCCCTGTCAATTTCCGCCTGAAGCCTAGTAATGGCAGCACCTCGATTTTCAACGTCACCCGGAAGCATTTTCGGTGATCTCCCAAACACCCCGCGATATTCCGCGTATTTCCCTGCAAGTGCCTTCATCTCATCGTGAACAGCAGGGCTGGCAAGGAAGACTTGCCAATCTGGTAAGCCGGTGTCTTTATCAATCCCATCCACTATCTCCCCGTTCTCATCCGTTAGGATAACCCCATTCTCGTCTCTTTGAGCAAAGTATTCCTTTGTGTTTTTCAAGTTATCACCCCCGCCCCCAGCGTCAATTGATGCAATATACCCTAGTGTAGCATCTGCCCTTGGCCCAATACTGCCCCGCTTTGTGCCTCCCGCAGTCGCTCCCGCCTTGCCCCTTGCTAGATTGATTTCGGCCTCATTTTTCGCGACCTGAACCCTTTGGGCGAACTGTGCAGGGATTTCACCCGGCTCTTGCACCATACCGTACTTGTTTCCCTCGGCGGCTAAATCTGCCCTAATCTTTTTCGCCGCATCTGCCGTCACTTGCAGTCTTGCTGCGCGCGCGCTTGCACCCCAAGTGCCTTCCTCTCCCAAGTCAGGGTAACCCACCTTCCCTTTCATCCTAGACGGGTCTACCACCCTCATTGGTTCGCCGGTTGGATAACCAAATTCATCAACTGGCTCAAACCCCCCGCGATCTTTCACAGCACCTTCCTGCTCTTCACGCGGTTGGGCAAAAAATGCCTCTTCCATCGCTTGCTTGGAAACTGAAGGGTCGAAGCTCTGAAGGGCAGCGCGGATCTTTCTGCGCTCGCGGCCTTCGGAATACTTCCGCGCGGCTGCGGTTATTCGGTCTTGGCGCGCGTTCGCGGCAGCGAGGTCATCCAGACGTTGCTGTCTGTCAGTCGCCATATCACCCAGACGCTGCTGCCTAACAGTGTCCAAATCAGCCAGACGCTGCTGTCTGGCGCGCTTCAATTCCTGTTCGCGATCAGTGCGCGCGCGCCCTGTTGTGTATGCGGGCAGAAATCCCTGCGAAAACCCACTCCAAAAATCAGCCATAGTTTTTTCTCCTGTGATACATTGTCGTTTGCTTATGCCCTGTTTACACTTACATACTCCCTGCCCAGTTGCCCTTTCCAAAATTAAGTGGACTAGCTGCCCCCGATGCTGCCCCTGCCACCGCCCCTACGGGGCCGCCGGTTAGGAACCCAAACGCCCCTTGGAGCGCGCCAGACGCGAGTTTTGAGCCAGACTTTGACCCAAGGAATGCCCCCCCAAGTCCACCCATCAGTTGACCGAACCCGCTCGGTTGTGACGCAATATTTGCCTGTGTTTGCCAAGCGTCCATTGCCCCTTGGTAATTACTCTGCGCCAAGCCTTGATTCATCCCGTAGAGACTCGCGCCACTGGTTGCATCGTACTGCGTTGGCATAAAGTTTGCCGCCGCCGCCTGTTGCGCCATCGCTCCCGCGCCAAACTGCGACGAGACAGGCGCGAGGCCGGAGAAGGATTGCAAGTTAGCCATTTGCTGCTGCTTGAGTTGCTCCTGACCGGATGCCCTGTTCATTGCATTCTGGTATGATTGCTGTGAGGCAGTGTTCCGGCTCGCCATGCCGGTCAATTCGTTCTGCAAGTTCATCTGCGCCATACGTGTGCGGGCGTCCTCTGAAGATTGTCCGCTCTGGAGGAACGCGAGATAATCACCCACCCCCTGCCTACGGGCCGCATCTTCAGCCTCCTCAATAGTACGCGCCTCCTGCGCGATTGCACCCCCGCCAAATATGTTTCCTGTGGCCGCTTCTCTGCCGCGCGCAATGCGTTCAGCGCGCTCTCCGGCCCTTCTGGAAAAGTCGCCAGCACCAAGTCGCGTGATTAAGTTCTGTTCCATCTGCTTGCGCGCTGCCATCTGTTCCGGATCAGCTTCAAGCACCAAATCATCGGTCAATCCCTCAAGCACGGGGCCAGTGGGCAATTCTTCCGGCTCATACGCCATCGCTTTCTCGCCAGCCATTTCGCGCGCGGCATATCCTGTCGGATCACCGGCTTCCACAAGAGCGCGGGCTTCCTCTGTAAACTGCGGCCCGAACTCGCGGGCTTGCTCAAGCATAAATTCAGCTTGGAGTGGTGACATTTCCTTTTGGAACTCCCACTCTTTTCGTGCCAAATCAGTGTCGCCGCGCCCAGTGAAATCCACTTCAATGGCTTGACTCGGAGATACCTCTGCACCGGCTGAATCGTAGTACACGCCCCCCTCCTCCCTAAAGCCCTTCCGCAACATCGGCTCGCCAAATTGCATCGCGCGTTGAAGGCGGGAAAGATGTTCTGCCGTCTCTACATTTGCCGCGCCTATCTCCTTTGGTGTCGGTGCGGGTGGTGGTGTAGGTGGTGTAGGTGATGATAGCCAACCCATATTATTTATCTCCTATTTTGTTGTTGTCTGAATCTTTCATTAAAATCAATACCTGTCCGCGCCATTTGCCGCCCCACTCATTCAATCGGGTCAGCCCTCCGGTCACGTACAGGATGGCGCATCCCAGTTCGCTCAAGATGTCGCCCACCTTTAGACGATACGCTGGGTTGTTTTCCGCAAATTTCCACGAATGGATTGCGTTCATAATTATCGGCATAAATGAAACAACATTTTCAGTGTAAAATTTGTTCACCCACAAGCCGTGCAACAATATATCCACCATCGTATGAACATCATCTGTTGCCCAATCGTCGTGGTCTACAATGTGATCGTAAGTCGCGGTGAAGCTGATCATTTGGCGTATCAGCAAGGCTGCTTCCGGCTTCTCTGGCACTGCCTCGCTCATCATCGCCACCGTCTCGATGTCAACCGCGTCAGTCATTCCTATGGTTGCTGGATTATCCATTGTCTTATCGCTCCGGCTTGATCGGTTGCCCAAATGCCGCTGCTGAAATTGAGTGCAAAGCCAGACGCCCCGAATCAGTCTGTACCTTGAACTGTAACTGGTTAAATCGCCCCTTGGGCAAAAGATTGTAACCCTTACGAATTAAATTCTCATCCGCCGTGAGGCTGACACTGCTTGCCAGCGTCTGCGCCGTCCCACTCAAGTCCTTGTAGTAGTATAGATTAGACGAGATTGCGGTGGAATGGATGTTCTCCAGATTGAACTGCACCGAGTAGCCGATTTTGTCGCCCCAAGTCTCCCCGAAACGATATGCCCTGCTCTTCACATACGATTCATAGTTCGTGCCGCCGTCCGTGTAATCGTCCTCGGTGGTGGATTCTTCAGGAGTAAAGTCATCCCACGTATATAACCGTCCCGTTTGATCGCCAAAGTTCAGCCGGAGTTTCCCGCCGAATGCGGTGATCACCCAATCCCTTGGTTGCCATCCTGTCCAATACCCCGTCCACGATTGTGCCAACAGGTGAAAGCACAACACATAGTCCGGAGTGGTTGCCGAGTCCAATGGGGCGGCAAGGAAATATCGGTTTCGCCAGTAAACCGCGCAGCACTTGCTGATATGCGATTGGTTGATTCTGCCGATCAAATCATTGATGGGGGTGCTAATGGGAAGTGACACATCAGTTTGCGCGCCCGATTCAATCGTCTTAATTGAACGCACCCCGTCCCTGCTCAAAAACAGAACGTCCGGCCCAACTTGCTGAACGGTGCGAGCCGCCACGCAACCCACACGGTTATTGATGAGCTTAATAGTCCAGTTCGCCACTTCTAGGGCAGGGTTGGCGTCAACCACCCAGATTGACCGCTCTTTGAATACTAGGAGTGAAAAACCAAACCAAGGCTGCAACGCAACGATGGGGTCACCATCACCACCACCCACGCGGATTGAGTTGCCAGCCAAATCCCAGGATTCGCCATCCAAGATGTCGCCAACATAAATTGTATCGTCAGGGACTTCGGAGTCTGCGCTGGTCGCAAAGAGGCGATTGGTGTGTGTAATAATCAGCTTCGCCTTGCTTGGAGTCTGGCTGACTTTCGCAATGCCCTCGGCAGTTGTCCCTCCATCTGGGGCCGCAGCAAAGCTAATCGTGGGGGGCGTGGTGGTAGAGTATCCGCTGCCAGCCGTGCCAACCGATGCGCTTACCACCTTGCCACCATAGCCAAGGACGGATGTTGCAACTGCCGCCCCGCTGGAGAACGTAATATCCGGAATGCTGGTGTATCCTTCCCCATCCTTCGTGATCTCAATGGATGTGATCCGCCCGCCGCTTATAGATTGGTTGGTTCCAGAATCATCGATGTACCTCAACGCGCTATCGCCATCCGCATAGTATAGCCGGTTGGCGAGTTGTGCGAAATTTACAGTTGCCCCAGCCGCGATTGTGCTTCCGGTAATGTTTGCGTAAGTTCCAGATTCTGTCGAAATCTTGAGGCTATCTGACCCGTCTGAAATCACCAAATTCTCTGTTGCGCCGGTATCAAAATACGCGCAGCCGGTAATGGGAGCAGTTACTCCGTTCCATAGCTGACCCTCAAGGTTCCAGTAGTTATCTGTGACAATCGTTGCTTCATCCCAAGCAAGATAGCCTAGAGTCAGGTCAGCACCGCGCCGTGTTACAACATTACCAAACTCATCGAGGTCAACATTCTTCCCCTCCACATAAGCATTGGGCGGAATCAGATTCGCGCGGGTTGAGCTAACTTGCCCACCCACAAAACTGTCATTCCCATCCAGAAGGATCGGGTCATCAAGCGATTCATTTAATAAAATAGGCATCTAGATGAAATCCATTCTCGACCAATGATCTGCGACCATCGGAACAATTGTGTTCATTTTATCCTGTTGGACATTGTCCAAGTCTCGGCAAATCTGGAGCAACGTGGTTGCCTCGGTATATTTCAATTGGGCTTTTTGATATTGCATCGACCTTTCAAGCATATCACCTTCGCCATATGCTAGGAGGACATTCTCCGAACCCAGAATCACGGGTGAATCGCTGTCGCCCATCTCCACAAACTTGAGCTTGCCCAATGCAAAGAGAGTGCCAGCGTTTTTCGGCGTGGGGATGGGCTTGATCCGGCAGTAACCGCTCGCATCCGGAGGTAGCGGAACAAAGTTAGTGGGGTTCGCCCTGCGCTGTGAAGTGTCGTTCCACTGGTTAGGGTCTAGCTGAAAAAACTGCATCCAGCTTGCGCCGACAACTTCAAGCCCGTCATCCTTTCCCGTCTCGGTAAACCTAATAGCAACCACAAAGTCCAGCTTCGGAGCGGTGGAGGCAACGGTAGAGGATGTGGGGTAGTAAAATACGGTTGGGTCATCGGAAAGCGTGATAACCTCATCACTCGCAGTCACGGCGGTGGAGACTGTACCCATTGAGTTAGTCCACAAGGATGACTCAAAGAGCATACGGTAACGGTTGTTGAGGAACTTCTTGCAGGTCGCAACTGACGCTGCATCAGTGTCACTCAACTTCGTCGTAATCTGGTCTGCTAATTCGCTTAATGTCATTGTCCGGACTCCAATCGTCGTTCAAGTTCGGTTATGTATCTTCCCAAATCCCGTATTAACGCAGCCCCGTCATCCGTCGAGGTCGCCGTTTCCATTCCAGCCGGATGGCTTTCCGCTATCTCCTGAAACCCGTTCAGCTTCACTGTCAAGCAACCGCTGCTTGCGACGAGCGCGAGCAGCATCAATAAGCTCATCCACTTTTTCATCTTTCTCCGTCTTTCTCGATTCGGCTAATTGTACTCTTGCGATGTCCCCAAGAGACTCGACTGCATCTACCAATCTCGGCAATGCAGCCAAGCCCTTGAGTGCCGCTAATATCATTTCTTCTTGGCGGAATACTCTTTGAGCGCATCCACGATGCTTTGCCCGCCGATGTATGCTGGAACGATAATGATGACCGCACCAATCACATTCTCTGCCACGGCTGGTGACAGGTTAAACCACTCGGTAGCCATCACAATCAAAAGACCGCCAATAGCCATCCAGAGCTTTCTTGATTTCAGTTTATCCTTCATTTTTTATTTCTTATTAGTCCTATAATCTTCAGTATGATGTAAACGAGCGAAGCAACCGAGATAAGAATATGGAGGACAGTATCAATCTCCAACATCCAGTTGCCTAAACCGCCCACGGAGGCAAACCCCACTTTCACATCATTGAAGTCTATTATTTTCATTTCATTGCTCCACCCGAATACCTTGGTAAAAATTAGTCATTCTCCTCCCTCTCAAGTCTGGCAGCTTCTTCATCTGCCTCCCGCCGCTCACGCTCTGCAACATAATCTGGGTCTTCGGGCCAGTTTGGCTTGAGGGTTTCCAGTGAGTCGATGTTGGGGGAGGCGTCGATGTGGTCACACTGGCGGTTGGCCTCTACTCTCACGGCTATCCGGTAGTCTCCCCACTGTGGCAACAGTCCGACTCCCGCTTCCTGCTGGCGAACCACCATCCAATCGCTGCCACTCAACATCTGGTGCGCGGCGCGGTTTGCATCGCCAATCATCCTCCGCTTCAGCCCATCCAAATCTTTTGGCGTCGATACCACCTCACCGTCCTGTACCGTATTGTAATAGAACTTCTTGTTCTTGAACTTCAATGACGGGTCGGCTCGCCACTCAATGCCGACAGCATCCTTGGCGTCTGATGATGCCAGCCGCAGCCAGTTGGCTGGGTAACTGATTTCGTCCAACTTGAATGCTCTATCGAGTGGGAGTTTTCTGTCGTTATGATAATACATAATAATTTACCTAGCGGGCTGAAGCATATTTTAGGGATTGCCCAACCGCATAGAATATCACAGTTCCGGTATTCAAATCTGAATCACTGTCACGGATTCGGAAACCATTACTTAAAATATCTATGTGGTCAGTGGTTGCTTCGACTGCGGTGCTGTTTGCCATCAGGTCATCGTTGTCCACGTTGTAGCCTTCGCGCTGGTCATCGAACATCAGCCAGTTGCCAGTGCTGTCGGAGCGTTTGCAAATAATTAGAGACGGGCGAAACCCCGTGTAAATAAATACGGTGGATGAGCCACTGAACGAACCCACTTTTGAATACCCAGCCACACTGGCAAATAAATACGCTATGTATTTTTCACCAACGTCAGACGAATTCATATAATTCAGAAAGTGATATGTTGCTCCACCCCTAGCCATATCGTCGTTATCGAACACAACCAACGCATCGGAGACACCCGAAATTGCCGGATAAACTTCCGGTGAGTACGCTGCATCATCGCTGTTCAATACAATCAATTCACCCATATCATAATCGCCGCTACCCAGCGATTTATGATAAACTACCCAATCGTTGTATCCATACGACTCTATATCGGTGCGGTTCTTCGCGATAATGAGTTCTGGCGCGACATTGAGACTGTGGTTAACCTCTTGGCTTGAACCAGAGCCGCTTCCATCGCCCGACCACTTGATTATACTGAATCCAGCGGCAGCATTGTAGCTTTCGCCACTCCCGTCACCCTCTTCTAACGTACCAGTTCCGGTTGCGGTTTGGCCCGCTGTTTTTTCGATGAAATATGCGCCGTCCGTAACATCAGGGTCGCCAGCAAGCCACGTTGCCATTGTTGTCGCGCCATTCTTGAGCGTCCCCGCTGGGTCAGATGGCGAGCCAGCATTCGCCCCACTATCCGAAGGGTCATAATCCCAGATAATTTCAATCGCGTCTTTATTATTAGTATTTATTATATAATTGGCAGCACCCTCTTGCTCGTATGTCACGGTGGCGGTTCCCAGCAACACATTGCCGGAGCCTCTATCTTCGTAGACGTTTAGGATAGGGGTTGCGAACAACATCCCATCATCCCAGCCATCACCGCTGGCGTCAGTCAGTGCTAAACTCAATTTGTAAGTGTGCGTTCCAGCAGGAGTGGTTCCGGCTTTCCAGTTCCACGCGACCATACCATCTCCGGTGGTGTCAGAGTAGTTGGTGTTTGCTCCCACCGTAAATCCATCATCGTCAAAGTCAGTCAACCCAGTGCTGTCTGTGTCTTCCACGACAGCATCATTGCAACTCAACGCCTTCGTCACGCCTCGCACCGAGTCAGTCAGTTTGTGGTCGTATGCGCTGCCCCGCGACTTCACCCAAACCAAATCGGGTTTCATCGTAGTCGTGCCGTTGTCGAATGTTTGCTCTCCATCACCAGAGTAGGTCAGCACATCAAAATTCTCCGCTGGCTTGGCGATAGTGGCAGTCATTCCCGCCGTGGACAAAACCGCATAACCGCTCGGAACGTCATAGCTCAAAGTTGCCTGCCCGAAATTCGCCGTGGTTGTGCCACCCGTGACATACGGGAACTGCACCCCGCTCAAGCCTGTTGCTATTGAAGTCCAGATACTTCCGTTGCTCGTATATTCCAACGCCCCCACAGCCGAGAGACGGAACCCCAACGTGCTGCCGTTCGTGACGGCTACCGTGTTTGCTGTGCCGCCCTCACTTATCACTCCAGCACTAACGCTTATAGTGTTCGCTTCAATCTCCCAGTAACTAGCGAAACTCATTGCATCGAACGTGCCGCGAGCAGTGGTGGTGCATTTAAGATTGCCTTCGCTCAAGCCGGACGCACCGGAGAATGCTGCATTGTAAACACAATAATTCATCCCAGCAGAGGGGTTGTCCTCCACGATGTCCGCTGGAGCGAGGCCGGAGTCTGAAAAATCGTTACCATTCCCACTCACATCATTGCCGATAACGCTGGAGTCTTTGAAGTCGAGGTGAAATCCATTCGTTCCAAACGTGAGTTCGCTCGTCGCCTTTGGTATAAGCTGGCCCGTAGTGGCGTCCTCCTCGGCAAATGTATCGTAAGTCAGCGTCGAGTTTTCGAGAAGATAGGCATTGGCAATATACATCTGTAAGCCGAAGGATGTGGTGTGGTAAACACTGGTTTGCCAACTGAATCGGTGCGGTTCGTCATCGCCGATGTGAAGCGGGGCCGATGGGGCGTGCGAACCCGTCATTGTTTGAAGCACTCCGTTTATGTATAGCTTTATCTTATCCGCAGTCGCTGATTCAGTCGTGTCCACGATAAGATGTAAATTGTACCACGCACCGTAATCTCGGAACACGGCATCTGTGGTTCGACCAGCAGAAGCGCCATAGGCGTTTCCAGTTGTCAGTGTCCCCGTTCGGGCGTCATAGGAGATACCATACCACACGGTTCCTGACCCTTGAACCGCGCCAGCACTGAACATCTGGCAATACCTCGCTGAACCCGCTTCCGGCTCTGCCAGCTTAAACCAAAAGTTAATTACTGCCTTCGTGCGGTCAACTGCTGGGGTTGCGGTTGACGGCGTGAACGAGAGGTAAGCATCAGTTTCCACCCGCAACGACTTCGTAACCACATCCGCTGGAGCGGGTGCAGCATCAGCGTGGGCCAAAAGCAGATTGGTTCCAGCGGGAGTCATCCTATTTTACATCCAATAAAACTTTCGCGGTTATGCGGGTTGCAGATTCAGAGTAAAAAACCAGTACATCAACAGCATCGGCTGTGGTGGTAAGGGTGGGGGCAGTGCCGCCGACGAACATCCAGTAGGAGGCGTATGTCAGGAGTCTGCTACCGGAGCCATCCTGCGTGAGAGTGATGGCCCCGCTTTGTCCTGCGGTAAGGTTGCTGGGATTGCCCAACGCTCTGGTTGAACCTACTCCGGAAGTGGTCAACAGGGAGAAGTTGTTTGAATCGTCAAAGTCCAAGGCAACCGTTGCGGCATCAGTAAGTGGAGTTACCTCTCCGCGCTGACCGGCTGTAAATGTCTGGGCAACATCAGTCTTCGCCGTGTCAGCGTCATAGGCTTGAACATCCGCATCAATCTCCAGCCCAAGCGTAATCCGTTGAGCAGCAACAGTCGCATCATCAATCAATGCGCGACCAACGGCGGTGCAAGCTATCTCTTCAATGACTCCCGCGTCAGCAGTGGAGCGTCCAAGAATCTTATCAGTTGCGGATACGTCCTGAATCTTCGCGTAGGTTACTGCTTCATCAGTGACGCTGCTGGTTGTGATTTGCGCTGGTTCCCATCGGGTTTCACCGTTGTCCCAAAGTAAAACGTACTGGTCGGTTGGGGCAACATTCGCAATATCCCGTCCCTGCAACTGGTTAGCATTGGTTGCCGCGCCAGTAGTAGGCTCCCACTTTGAAGATGTGTCGTTCCAAGAAAGCGTTTGACCATCGTCGGGGGCGGTAGTTGCAACATCCCGTCCCTGCAACTCGTTAGCGTTCCAGTTTGCGTCAGCCGCAGCCAGTGTCGCCGCAGTGCCTAGCCCGCTAACCTGACCGCTGGTGATTGCGATGTCTTGGTCTGTAAGGGATGTAACCAGACCCTTGACGTTAATTGTCGCGGTGACTGTTTTGCTCGCACTCCCCTTGGTTGCGGCAGTGGCAACAGTAGCCAGAGTTGTGGCAATGGTTGCAGTGGCGGAACCGTCAAAGGCTGTCGCCGTTCCCGTTGCATCGCCAGTAAGGCTGATGTCTCTTCCAGTTGCAAGTGCTGTGGCTGTGGAAGCGTTTCCAGTTAAGGCTGCGGTAATTGTTCCGGCAGCAAAGTTTCCGCTGCCGTCACGCTTCACAACCTTGCTCGCGGTGTTAGTGGAAACCGCATCAGCAGCAAGCACCACACTCACTGGGTCATACGAATCCACACCGTCATAAAGTAATCCCTGATTTGCAGTTGGGGTATCACTGCTTACTGCAATGCCCTGAATGGAGGTCGCATCGGAACCGCCGCCTCCACCACCCCCTGTGATGGTAACTTCGGATGCGCCGGTTATTAGTCCCTTGCCGTTGATGACGATACGAGCCGACTTTGTGGCAGAACCGTATGTGCCTACATCAGTGTTTACCGTTGCCAAGGTAGTGGCAATCGAGGCATTAGCCGTTCCGTTAAAGCTCGCAGTGCCGGTCGCGTCTCCGGTGAGTGCGATGTTCCTTGCTGTTGCGAGTTCGGTAGATTTGCTTGCAAGGCCAGTGAAAGTTGCGTCCGTCCCGTCTGTGCCGCTCTCAAGAATCTTGCTACTTCCGTTGCTCGCATAAATGTCTCCCGTTAAATCTCCCACGGCCCCTGCCGTTGCGGTGATGACTCCGGTAACGCCAAGAGTTCCACCTACCGTGGAGTTGCCGCTCGTTGCGTTGACGGTAAACTTATCAGTATTAACATCGAGGTTGCCAATGCTGGTTAAAGTGCCAAGAGACTTTACGGCTGTTTCGGAAAGCTGAAGGGCAGAATCGTTGACCTCCGCGCCATCACTGGTCTGTACTGTGTCCAGTGAACCTGTTACGCCGCTACTCGATGTTGTCTTGAGCAGTTCAGTGTAACTGCTCGCAATCGTTCTTCCTGATAATGTAGCCATCTAAAACCCCCATGCTTTCTTAATTTGTTTTGTTGTAAATTTTGACCGATCTAAAAACCTGGAACCCAGAGTCTGCTCCAGCTTGTGGTAACCCTGACGAACTTGCTCGGCTTGTGAAGGCACTCCCACGGCGTTGCCGGTGAAAGCAACCCCGTGGGGAGTGTCACATTTCTTGTATTCAACACCGTCAAACTTGATTGTGGTGGTTCCAAGCGGAACCAATTCCTCAACCGTCTCGCCAGCGTTGTTTTTAAATGTGTAGATCGGCATTAGTATCCCGCCTTCAAGTCCTCTTCTTCAGCCATCTCAAGTAGAGCATCAGCCTCGGCGTCATCAATAATATCGTCCTCGGCTTCTTTAGCCATCTGCTCGACATATTCAATGGGTGCGCCATTCGCACTTATCAGTTCAACGTGAGCATCGGGGCCGTCAATGCCGACCACTTCGCCCTCAACACTTTCAAGCACAACAGCATCCCCCTCTTGCGGTGGAATTTGATCGCCCTCTTCGGATTCAGAAACTAATGCTTCCAATGGAATCTTTATCATTTCACAACCTTCTTTTTTATTTGGTGAAGGATGACCGTGGGGGCGGGATTTTTGCCCGCCACCCACGGCAATCATAATCACCATACCTTTAGGTTTTTTATCACCCATATGGTTTGTCCTATTACTAGGCAGTGGAATCAGTCTTACTACGCATCACTACGTAATAAGCTGGATTCAGTCGCAGAGTTGTCCAATGTGTTTTAAAACCGGCTGTAATTAGCTGGTTTAAAGGATCCGTCTTGTCAGCCGTGTCAGTGATAATCACTTTCGGGCTGAATGGAGACGAACTGGTCAACTCTGGCACACCGTAGGCTTGTTGCCCCAAGAACAGCGTGGCGCGGATGTTAGCCCCCGCCGCCGTTGTTCCGGTTCCGCCAGTCGAGTAGGCATAACGGTCATCGTCTTCAGACGAATAAACCGAACTCCATCCGTTCGTGTGAAGGATGAATTTCGCGCCGTACAACGAGCCGACTTCACCCTTATAGAGTTCTTCGACGTTGCTGTATTGGGCGGCGTTTAACCACGCATCTATTTTCTGGATGTCACTCAACACCTGTGCGCTGGTAGCAGCCACGTACATCCCAGCCTTGGCGGGTTGCGCGCGGTTCACTTTCAGCTTGGTGACTGCATCGAGGATCGAGGAGGCTGACAACACCGTAGCGGCAGTTGTAGTGCCATCAAAGGTGCTGTAGTCCGTGCCGCCATCAGCGTACATCTCTGTAAGAGTGTCACTGTTGTCGAGCGCGGAACCGTCTCCGTTTTCCTTCGCAGTACCGGCCACGTTGGAACCCACAAGCGT